CGTTTGAAATGTCCAACCCGTTATTAACAAGTTTAAAATCAGCCCCTGGTGAGTTAGCCTTAAAACTAGCAGAAAGTAGTGTTGGTAAGCCATTGGTTAGTATCACACTAGTTCCAAGGGCATTTAAAGTTGGCGTGCCAATCCATCCCGTCGCCGCCTCTAAGCTTGTTTTGATGCCCTCTGCGGTCTGCGCAGCGCTTCCTCCTACACCAAATTCGGTCGCAGTGCTACTATCTGGGGTTCCGACTTTACCAGTAATTGTTACCTCTCCCGCACCATTAAGATTGAAAAGAAATGTATCACCAGCCTGAGCAGTGCCACCAACCTCAATTCTTAGTTCGGAGGCGGTAGGCGCGTTGGCTAAGAAAAGACCAAAGGCGCCACCATTAGTATCAGTATTCGCGCTTGGAGTCGTGTCGGCTGTTTTCCAGCCAGCTTCACCACCAGTAGTCGCCTCTTCGGAAGCTTGACCTCCTAAGCGAACAAAAGTTACTGGTGCGTTATTTCTAAACCACGCTTGTGCTGCATAAGCACCGTAAGTAGGAGAGGTATAATTTCCGTTGCGTACAATATCACCACCTTTACCACCAGGTATGGGTTCGCCAAAAGTCTGAACAAAGTCAAAAAATGAGTCTACTTTTGTTGGCTGTAAGATCGGACCTTTTTCGGCGCGACCAATAATAGCTGGTCCCACATCATCAGGCGTTGCTGCCCTTCCTGTGTTATCGATTTCACTCACAAAAATTCCTGGTGAGATAAACTTGTATTTTTCTACGGACATTGGATATTCTCCCTTTAAACGTTTAAAGTTCTTTATTAATTAGTTGCTACTCTGTGTAAAATCCTTTATTATCGTTATGCTCTGGGATTTCACCTAAAATAACGCGCTCTCGCGGAATCTTTACCTCAACGGCGTTTTCTCTTTTGATAATTTTAGGTCTATCGCCGTTTGGACCCTCACCGATAATGTAACCTAAAACTTTAAAATTAAATTTTGTATCATAGATTCTTTCATCAACGCCAAGGTTTGATGCATTATTTCCCAAAGCAAAATCAGATTGAACAAAAGTCTCATATTTGTGTCCATCTTTTTTTATTACAAATGAATTTATGTGACCACCCAGAGTAGCAAATGGGGTTGTTAATTCATTCATTTGTTGAATATATTGAGTTCTTACGGTAACAGTATAATTCATAGTTAGAAAGACAGGCATTGGCATGTTCAAAGTTTCATAAACAATTTTTTCATTATCTTTTATTGGATAATGCGCTTGACCGTTCGGGGTTCGCCTGACTCCATTTAAATTTTTAATATTATCAGCCATAGCAAAATTATTTGTTTTATCTTTAACAATTCTTCTAGAAATGGATATTCTACCTCCTCGTAGTGGATCTGTGTAGTTTACAGGATTACTGTAATACGCACCCTTAAAATTTAAATCTTTTACCACCGAGACTCGTTCTATGGTAATTAAAGGTAGATTGATTGTACCGTCTGCATCTCTTAAGTCTTTATTGTTTTTAGATAAAAAAGACCTTTCAGACGTTACCCACACCACGGGGACTTTTTTCCAACCTTCATTGGTTGTTGACCTGCTGTTCATTTTATCATTAATAAAATCAAATAAAGCGAAGTCTACGGTTTCTAAGGTAGATGGTTGTATTTCATATACTTCACTTGGCATTGAAAGTTCCTTCGCGTGCTTTAATACACTTTGCTTCTATTTCCATTCTATGTTCTATTTGACCAAACATTTGTTTTGGCTCATTAAGCTGGACTATCTCATAAAAAACATCACCGTATTTTACAAAGTCTCCCTCTCTCACAAACAAGTCCTGATCCTCAGTTAACCTTCTTTTATGAAAATGAATAATAATTGACGGTCTACGATCTATCCCCAGGTTTGTTGTCTCAGTTACAAAACCCTCCCACATCACAAGAGCATATACTCTAACTGGCGGTAAATATGTTTTTTCAATTGCTTCACCGTACATAGGATGAAAATTTGTTTGTTCCATGCTTATAGGATAATAAAATATACCCTGACCAATGACGCGCTCTATAAGTTCATCATTGACTTGCTTTACAAAGTCTCGCTCTTTCTCACCCAGAAATAATGGGGGCGGTGGAGCGTCTGGTTGTGTCCATTCATTATCTGCCATTTATTATCCCACAAAAATCCGCATTGGAATTCTTTCATTAACTTTGTTAACAGCATCAGTCAACTCAACATCGCTCTGTGCAATCTTACTGTAGGTGAGTTCATCTAGTATTGTTTTTAATTCGTCACGTAGTTTTTCTTGTTCTGTTTGCCCTTGAGAAATTAGCGCCGGACCATCTAATGTAACGCTATCGCCGGGTATTGGTATACTGCCGAGTTTAGAACGAATATTGCCTAATGTTTCTTTGGATAGAGCAAGAGAAAATCGTCTTATCCATTGTTTACCAATAGAGTTGATGGATTGATAAGGAGTATTCTCAAATGGTAAATTACCCATATTATTGATACCATTAATACCATTATCTACAGTGCCATCTTCTTTCCACGGAGTATCAGAGTCAACAAAAAACTCTACATATAGTTTTTTTGGTGTAACATTTACAACGTTTGGAAATACTCTCAATACGTTATTTTTTATTTCAAAGCTATAGTGGCTATTTCTAGTATATATCGCATCTTCAAAAGCCATAGCTTGTGCTTTATTCTGCCAAGTTGGGACTAGTTGAAATGTGCTATCATCAGCGTATTGACCATAGCTTGCTAAATCTCCAACTGTATTTAGACCCCCGTAATAACCATAAAATCTCCACATAGCTTGTGGGGTTTTGTAGTAAACTTTTGTTATATTTATTCTATTATTTCCAACTACAGAGCTAAACTCTCCTGCGCTAGAAATTATATCTTGTAAATCGTAATCTTGTTTTCCCACTTCAGTGCTAAAAGAGGCAGAATATATTTGCGTAACACCGCCAAAACCAGCTTCAGTAGAATAACCATGACCTACTCTTCGTGCGTACTCAAATTTAAACTTGGGGAATTTTAAAGCAACATCATCTAAGTCTGTTTGTCCAGATTGCAATTGACCCTCTTCATTAAACGATCCTGTTTTTGCTCCCAAAAGATCACCAATTGAGTTTTTTGCTTGATGGATATTAAGAAGATAGGAATACTCAAAGACTGCTTCTTGGTATGAAGAGAAAACTTGTTCTTTTGTAAGTTCAACGTCAAGCACATCTCCACCCAACTTGTGAAAAGTGTAGGCTACTTGATCTGCGGCACCAGTTAAAAAGAATTGATCTTTAAAGTCACCAGAGGTATACATAGCAAATGGGAAAGAAGCAGCTTCTGCTTCTGCCGCTGTTGCAGAGGAAGGCAGTATAACCTTACTTGTTTGTGAAACTGGTGTTAGTGTGGGCTCAGACATTTATTTATAGATCTCCTCTCTATAAATAGTAAGAGAAGGTCTAAATAGCTTTGTCTGTTGTTGGTTTAGTTTTTTTGACTCTTTTAGTTGTTTTACTTTTAGCTTTAACTCTGGGTGTTACCTTTTTAGTAACTGTTTGTTTAGCCTTTGTTTTGACTTCGTTTTTTATTTCTATAATTTCTTTTTCTACTTTTTTGACTTCCACAGCTGGTTTCTCAATCACCCTTGTAACTTCGACTTTAATGGGTTGTGTGGGTTGTGTCTGTTTATCTAAATGTCTTAATAATGGATGGCTAGAATGCTTAATACCAAATTTATTAGATTTCTTAATTAGTCTTCTTTTCTTTCCCATAATAAAACTCCCGTTTTATATAAATAGTTGTTTTTATATAAAAAAACCCCCTTCCGAAAAAGGGGGTAAAATACATAATACTAAATTATATTTTAGATAAATGGAGTCACTGCACCGCCAGCCCCAAGTAAGCGTCCAGTGATGAGCGTTCTTGTCGCACTTACACTTTCTATTCTAATTAGACCGCCTTTAAGTCTACCCTTTGTATTAGCGTCTGCGACTAACTGGTCATCGTTAGACTCGTCTGGTGCAAAAAATACACGGTTAGCATCAGTATCACTTCCAGCCTCAACAATATCAACACCGCCCATAAATAATTGAGTGGCTGTACCGGAGTTTATTTGAAATGTACCGGAGAAGCTAGTCTGAACATATATATCAATAAACCAACCTGCATCTGCTTCAGTAAAAGTTGGTAAAGTAATTTCAATACCACCGGCTCTGTTCATTAGGTATAATGTTCCAGAATCTGTCAATTTAGGTGCAATTGCGTCTGTAGTTACATTTTCTTGAAATCTTTTGCCCAACATAACACCATTCTTTAAAGATGTACCATCTAAATTCAACTCTCTTTTTAAATTCTCTATTAATGCTTGCATTCTTGCAAGACCTATTCTCTTTGAACCCATTATTTAAAACCCTCCCTTGGCTTCACGCCATTTATAATCATGTCAGAAACATGGGTATAGTAACTAGTTTGAGCACAAAACAAAAGACCCCATGCCTCAAAAGAAACACGGGGTCGGGTTTATTTTAAACTATTTTAGTTTAAGTTTAGCTTCCGCCTGTTGAACCCTCTTCACCTAAGAGTCCGCGACAAATGACTAGACCGTACATATCTGGACGGACCATTTTCTTCGCGTAGCGAGTCATAACACCCTTACGTGGTACGAAGTCTTCCACACCGAAGATGGTAGGAGTGACCTGTAGTGGCACGTATGGAGCGTATACAAAGCCGCTCTCTAAGAAGGAACCACCCTTACGCCCAACGAGGATAAGGTTACGTGGGAAGTAAGGATCAACGTATACGTCATAACGCTTGCTTAGGGTACCAACTTGGTGAGTACCAGCAGTACCAGTGGCATCGTCATGGGTTACGTTAGCGCGGAATCCGGCTGTGAACTCAAGAATGTTAGCAACCTCTGGGGAAGTAACAAGGAAGTTCGCGCCGCCACGAAGAGTCTTACGGTGAATCTGAGCAGACACATCATTGATGGTCTCACCAAGAGTCTCGTACCACTCAGAAACAGTACCAGTAAAGTCTGGAGCAGCCGAAGATGCGCCAAGCTCTGCACCAGTGATCTTGTCTACGAAAAGACCTGGGCTTCGTGACCAGTAGTAAGTACCAGCAGTCGAGCCTTTTACGAGGTCTTCTACGATCTCACGGTCGATCTCTAGAGCAATCTGCTCGGAGAGAATCGAAGTAAGCTCAACCTCTGCGTCAAGGTTGTGGTATGCGTTTAGATCTTGACCTAGTTCTGGCGTCCACTTTGCCTTGAGCTTTTTGGTCTTCGCTGTAACAGAAATCGAATCTACTTTAAGATTGATCTCTGGAATCTCAGTATTGTTCTCAAGACCCCAAGTAGTTGCACCTACTACTGCACCGAGTGCGCTAGCAGGATCAAAGTTATCAACAATTGGGAACGTGAATACTGCATTTGTATTGTCAGCAAGATCGTCTACCTGAGCAAGTCCTGCGCCAGAAGTTGCAAGAACAATTCGAATTACATCTTCATTAACAGTTGTCCCATCAGCACTACGGCTAAGTTGGTTTAATCTTTTAATATGAATCGCGCCCGTATCTGGTACATCTCCCGATAGATCAACAGACATTGCCACTAAGTTATCTCTATCGAACTGAGCACTACCGGTACCGGCACCAGGGTCGGTAGCAGGGAGTGTAACTTCGTAAAGACCGAAAGAAGAACCAGAAGTCAAACTTGGGTCAAAACGTAGAATGGTATTAAGAGCATCAACAGACACACCGGCGTATGAGTTTCCTACATCTAAACCGGAAGTTGTTGTTACTTTTCCATCATCACCAATAACACCAGATAAGATGCTAGAACACCAGTTGCCGGCAGCCGGCGTGATGGTACTACCTGTAACTGATCCAGTTGGTGAAGAATATCCATTGCTCAAGTTGTAGAACTGACCAGCAGATGTACCTTGCGATGAATCAAGCAGCACACCACCGGTTAGCTCTGAACCAACGCGACCGCCACCATAGAGTGAATCGGCTTCATTAAATCCTAAGCGATTTGGGCTATTATCGGTTCCACCAAAAGTGAAATCTAGGAAGAAGATAAGACCAGATGGAAGCGACATTGGCTGAACGCTAACAAGGTCATTTGCAATAAGACCACCGAATACACGACGGACAATTGGGAATGCAACAGCGGCGAAACCTTCTACATCGCCTGCACTCATTTGCGAAGCTGCTTCTTTTAGAAGCTGCTTTGCTTGGTTCTCAAGAAGACGTGCCATGTTGTTCTTGTCAACGTCGTTTCCGAGACCCTCTAGAAGACCGGTCTGCTCCCACTTATTGAGGAGTGCCGCACCTTCCTTACGCATGTCGCGTGATACGACACCTTCTGTAAGTTTTTGTAAAATAGACATTTTTTTTAATCTCCTTTGT